TGGAATATGTTCCAAGAGCCTCTGAACCGAATTGTGCACCAGCCGTCAATATCGTGGATCTTTGAGCGAAATTAGATGCGATCCCGGTGAAAGCACCCTGGCCGCCATAGCTTATGGCCTGGGCTTTGTATCCAAAGGCTTCGCGGTAGGCATTATTGCGAATCGTCAGCTCATCAACCGCACCCAAGGCGGCTGTGTCTGCCTGAACTTCAGCAGCTGATCCACTCTCAATATTGATTCCCTGAGCCGCGAGGGCCGCACGTTGGGATCCAATCAGCCTCTTCGTTCTACCGCGCAGGGCCAGGGCCTCACGCTCGCCCCTGTCAATTGCGTCCTTTGCTGAAATGTCTGCCATCTGCCTATTGAGATCGAGCTGACTGCGCTTATAGTCAGATTCCATCTTCTGAGCTCTCACAGAAGAATATGCCGAGCCAGCCCCGAGGATGGCCTGACCACCTACAATAGCTGCTGGAATACCCATGTTATCCTCCCCTAAATGGCACGAGTCCGGCTGGAGCTACCGCGAGCACGGACAATGGAATCGGATCAGTCTGACGAATAAAGACTCTCCCGTGCTGGTTCCAGCTCGGCTCCAAGATCAAGTCAACGACTCCAGTAGCCAATGCCACAGGATCATCATATCCTTCTTCATTGCGAATCTTCAACTCAAAGAGACCGTCGAGAGAATCATCGGCATCTGGCGGCGTAGTTCCGGCAAATATGCCGCGAGATTTTTCAACGAAAATTGTCAACTTCGAGGTGAACTTTTTCTTATCCACAACTGTCTCGCCAGAAGGTGAGTCAATATCCAGAGTGTAAAGATCGGCTGTCACCGGGAGTCCGGCATGGATAACGGCATACGGCTTATCCAAAGTCACGGCCCCGTCGGTCACAGTTCTCTCAACATAAGCATCATTGTTTGGATTGGCCACCACGAACCCATCACCAAGGATGGACAGGCTTTTATCTTCGAGATGCCAGAGACCTCCGATGTCGTCTACTGCCCTGTCCCATATAGCTGTCGCCACTGAACGAAGATCAACAGGCACAATCTGATGAGGCCGCACAGATACAACCGTCGGGCTTGTAAAGACTTCAATCACGAGGCGAACCTGAGAGCCATCTGCCGCAGTAAGCCGGATCTCGTTTCCGACATCTGATGCCGAGAAAAATGCCGCGCTGCTGGTCAATGTCAAAACCTCATCATTGCTCCAATCAACCCCACCCGTCAACGTCATTGTGTGGCCAGTGTTCGAGTTCCTGCCATCAAAACTCAGGGCCGCATCCATCCCAATGAAATCCCGGATATCATCAACTGCCCGAGTCGACAATCTCTCCACATATCGAACATCGCGGCCATCAACGCTTCTCTTGATAATAAGATAGAGAGAATCTTCTGTGCCCTCTGGAATCGCCGTCACTGATTCGACAGTCCCATCAAAATCGTGCCTATGCCAGCCCCAGACTTGATGCTCCCTGACATAAGTGAGACCAAGCAATGTCCCATCGCTACGAACAACCCAGACAACGGAGTGCGGTATCTGCTGATACGTCCAGTCACTGATTGTAAACCCCTCAAAAAGATGGGCAGCGAATATCGTTAGGTCATTCCCTTTATAATTGTCAACCTGATAATCGAAGCCCAAATCTCGCACGATAGCACCGCGCCCCTGAATATAGAGTGCCGTATTTCCTACAATTATTGGAGGAACTGTGCCTGATCCGTTGTAGGATATCTGCTGTGGATTGACTTCCCCCGGCACGAGTATCCCCGCAGCGTTGCCCTTGATCGCCCACTCACCGCCTGTGGTGAAGCTCACGAGGCCACCAAGGTCGATCATGTGCCTGACGGCGTTGACCTGTCTCCCGGCCAGCTCGAAGGTGACAGCATCATCATCCTGAAGCGGTTTGCTCGAAAGGAAATTTTTGAAGCTGCCCGTCTTCGAGGCAAAGACCGTTTCCGGGTCGTTGTTCGTGTTGGCGAACAATCTCCGCTGCTGAAAATATGTAACCGTAGAGGGGAACTCATCTGCCTCGCCAAATACTTCCCTCTCTGAAGGTGGAGTATCAAGCGTGTCCGGGTCAAGACCGATATCTCTGAAGCTGCCATCCCCCGAGACACCGAGGAAACCGTAGATGCCGTTTACAGCTTTATAAATATTGTACTCGGTAATGCCAGCGAGCAGTGGAATCGTTATAATATGAGGCGCGGCAGGTGTCGGCGTGGCTGCTGCATCGAGGCGAATATATGTTCTGGCAACCGTCCCGCCAGCCGTGTAAACGCCGTAGGTGGTCCCGTCCTCGCCATCCAAGCTAAAAGTATTGACCGTAAGAAAAGTAATTATGAAGGTCCGGCCATTGAGCTCCGTCATCCCGGCCATGCCCTCAATGAAAACCTCATCGCCAGTTGAATACCCGTGGGCCACGGCTGTAATAACAACAGGATTCGTATTGGTGGCGGCGGTGATCGCCGTTGTTGCCCCGCGACCAGGGAGCGACTCTTCCTTGGTTTCTGCATCGAGCGCGGTGGCGCGGTAGCGGAAGCTGTTGGCTCCGGCAGCTCCAGCAACAGCAGTCCCACCGTTTGGCCTGGAAACGCTCGGCTCGAATGAAATTACAGCCAGCGTCCAGCTCGTATCGCTCAAGCGTGATAAGTCCCTTGGAGCATAGCTCGGATGGACTATTGTAATCACATCGGCAGATTGGACATATTCGAGGGCAAAAAGATCGGTATCAATATATGGCGTGACCAAAGTGAATACTCTCCGCACAATCCCGCCAGAGATGTAGGCCGCGAAGCCCGTGCTGTCCACAGCCGTACCATCCAAATATTTCAGAGTGAACTCAGTCGCGCTCACGAAAACAATGGTGAAATTGCGTCCATTAAGCTCTGTCATTCCAACGATCTCGCTGATGACAACCTCATCCCCGGTAACGTAACCGTGTGCGGCAGATGTCGTTACCTTGGCTGGATTTGCCTGCGTGACAGCCGTGATCGTTTTGAACGCCTCAAGCACCTGAGCTCCTGCCTTATGGACCCTCATATAGAGATGCCCGAACTCCAGAGCGTAGGTCTGAGCTGCGTTAAAGACGAACGGTATCAGTCGTGAAACACGGGTTGAGTCTTTAGTCTCCCCGATAAATTTAGTGCCTGGGCGCGTGGCCACCCCGCCGTGGCGCATGACCATAAAGTTTCTGCAAATCCGCAAACCCCCGGCGTATTTCGATTGATCGACGCGCCCATAGACCGAAGGGGCAATCTCACCCCCGGAAAATGTTCTCTGGATTGTAGTGGCCATTTAGATAAACGGCGTTCCATTTCCCCTGCCTGGAGGCAGGAATTCGCCCTCTCTGGCCCTGATGGTTTCGGCATCCGGCAATTGGTCAGGCACGGATTCATTTGAAGCTGAAGATTGAGCCATTGAAATCTCGTTCATGTAAAGCCGAGCAGCCCGATCACCCATCTTGAATGGATCTCCACCAGTGAGCCGGGGGGCAGCGTAGACCGCCATCCTGAAAGACAATGCGAGAATGAAATCAGGGGGGAACCTCTGAGGATCCTCTTCGCGGAAAGTGTATTCAATCTTCGCCTCCGCTTCATCGGTGTAGACGAGCTCACCAGCGTCATCTCTCCCGAGCTTAAACACAATTCTGGATTGGTGCGTGTCCACCCTGATATCCGTCTGGACCCTGCGAATCATCAGGCAATCAGTTGGGTAACGATATGAAAAGTCCCACTCCTCTGTCTCTGTGGGAGGATCGGCCACCAAGGCGAGAGTCGCAAACTTGGTAGTAAAAGGCCATGCAAAATCTCGCAGCGTGGCATCACGACAGGTCTCATAAAACCGACGCATCGTCACCGCTTCCTGGCTCTTCTCGGTATCGAGGTCGGCTATTTCCTTACCAATGCCGAGATGAGACAACGCCAGGTTCGCAATCTCAGTCTTGGTAGCCATGATTTATTTCCCCTTAATATCCCGGTTTGGACGGCTTTTTCTTCTTTTTCATTAATTATCCTCCGTGTATACGATCTCGGCAGCACTCTTGCCTTCCTTCATCCCTTCGAGTGCCATATCGGTAATCTGGAGGGAAGCGCGGCGATTAATTCCCTGGCCCTCCACTTGATCGGAGCTGACAGATTTGACAACAACCCTGGCGTGGAGTTCGAGAACCTCTCCGACTTCAGGCAGCTCCCCGATGTTCAAGAGCTTTATCGAGTCCTCATCAAGATTGATGCTCAGACCGTATGGGAAATCAGGACGCGATTGAACTGCTTGCGGCCCACCAAGAAGGGTTCCCTCTGGCGGCAATCTCATGCTTTTAAGAATTGACATTGTTTCTCCTTGAATTATCCTGGACTGGTTAATGCAATGCTTGCCATGATGCCGATCTCGTCACGAGTTCGACAGAGACATACGCCTTATGATTCGAGTGCTGGTAGGCGAAACAGCCCTCCATATAGCCCGTTGTCGGGAGCGTTTGAAAAGCCCCGGCGAAACACACTGGTAATCCTGCGCCTGTAGATAGAGCAGCGGCCCTAGCTTCGTTGACATTCAATCGCGTCCCTGTGCTTGGTAGAACAGGGAGGACAGGTGGAACTGGTGGAACTGGTGGAACTGGTGGAACGGGCTGCCCGCTGACGAGACTTGAGAACCATCCGAAACCCACCGCGAAGACTGCCAACGCTAACAATTTGGTCATCCTATTCATTTTTTGAAGCCTCCATTGGACATCATCATTCGATACTGGTATAGATAAAGGTGAACGAATAAGTAAACGGTGCGGCTGTAACAGGTTCCCCGTAAAACACAGCTTCATCGGCGGCGGCATCTCCGAATGTAAAAAGGCTGTCGGAGATCGTGTTGACTGCGCTCCCGGCCAACTGTCTGCCTGCTTGTATGTCGGAAGCGAATGGCAGAGACATATTGAAAGCTGTGGCCCCAGGGGCTACTACCAGAGTATCAAGATCCAGGATGCCCCACACTGTAACTATATCGTCTGCCCGAGCCCAATTAGCAGGACCTGTCATTGTGAGAAACTCTACATTGTTTCCTGGCGTTAGGGTTGGGGTATAAGTCCCAGAGGAGTTACTCGCAGTAGAGCCGCCGCTTGGAAGATTAGTCAGTTGCGAGCCGTCAATAGCTGGCAATTTTCCAGTGCCGTCCGTTTTCACAATTTGGCTCACGCCATTGAAGACGTTGCCCTGCTTCGTGATGGATGAACTATCCAAACTATCATTAGGGACAGCTCCAAGAGCTGGAGATATCTTCCCAGGGACAACCACAACTTCTGCCCGTGCAGATGCGGCAATGAACAACATGAACAACAGGATCGCGCTTTTCATCTTAGGCTCCTAGCCAAACCGTAGTCTGTGCTCCCGTTCCGCTAATCGCCGTGACTCTGGCGCGAACATACCGCCAAGCCGCATCGCTGGCCGTGCCATCAGTTGTGACGGCAACCCCGAGAACCAGGGTAATGGTTGCGAGCGTGAGGAAATTAACATTGTCATTTGAAGCCTCGATGACGATGGTTACAGATCCAGCTCCAGCAGTCGTGAAGCCTGTGGCCTGGAAAGTGCGCTTGGCATCAACCGGAGCGTGCGACTCCCCGGTTACAGGGACAAGAACTGCATCTAGCAACTTTACGCTGGACTGTTTCATTGAATCCTCCCGTTAAATTACTGCTTTGTCCTTGTCAGAGGTCTTGGAAGCCTTGACAGGTGCCGCTTCTGGCCCGGAGATATTCTTATCCATCCACTTTTTAGAGAAATGCTTCTCTTCGATCTCAAAAATATCACCTTCATATTGCCGCTTCTTTCCGTAGAATCCCATCCGAATCGCTTTTACTTTCATTGTTCTCCCCCGCTATATTTGGTTAATGAGCAGGACTGCCAGGGAGAGGCGGTCAAGCCGCCCCTCCCCGGCGCGTCGTCCTTAACTGATGGTGCTGTTATCGGGATAAGTGGTGTACTTATCCACGAAGGACTGCGGCACCAAGTGCGCGTCAATCGTGATGGATGGAGTCGTTCCACCAAGGGTGAGAGCGAGGCGCAAGAACCCCTCGGAGCTCAACTCCACCGGAACCGCGATGGTGTGCTGGCTACCTGCGGTCAGGATCGTGCGGCTGATCGACCGAGAAGCCAACTCCGTCGCGGAAGGGAATCCCACCGCATCGTCCGTCTGGAGCGCGAAGGCGTAGGTCTCATCGCCGCTGCCAGCATCGGCAGCGACTACGACATTGATGACCACGACCATCGGCTCTCCCGCGAACAGCTTGCTGGCTGCCCCCAGGCTTACGACACTCGAATTGCCCGAAGCCGCGAAGGCTTGGGCATCCGAGAACTGAAGTTCCTTATCGAGAATCATGTCTTATCTCCTTGCCTGGATTAGGCAACCACCGCTTCGGTTTCGACGAGCGCATCGACGGTTCGGATCGGGATACCACGGAACATCGGCGTGGCGACCCCATCGACCATCGCGTAGGCCAAGCCACCGCCAGCGATCACATCATCGCGGCGTTGGATGTCCAGCATCTGGAAGCAGCTCCGGTTCATGTAGAACACGGCTCTGCCGGACTTTAGGTTCTGGATTCGGTGAATCGCCTTGATCATCAACTCCACCAAGTCAGCCGCTGAAGTCTTGGCAACGAGGTTGGAGATGTCGATGTTTGCGATTCTGACGGTCTGCCGCCAGTCCTTCAGCACGAGCCCGCCCTTCATCTGGAAGCGGTCCCGGTAGCCGAGCATCCGGTTTCCGGCGATTCCAGCCGTGGTCTCGATGGTTTGAAGTCCCAGGTCCAGGTGCTCCAATCCGGCCTTGCTCCCCTTGGGGAAGATGCCGTAGGCTGATTGCTCGCCCCAGACCACCAACCACACGGAGCTGTTGTCGGCTCCGACACCCCCACCAGAGAGGATGTTCTGCGCGTTGGCAGCGGAGAGAGAAGAGTAGCGCACGGACAAGCCGTTGAACTCTTCGGGGTTCAGTCCAGCGTTTCCATAGAACAACGTGGACGCGAACTCTTGCCCCATCGCTTCGATGAAGGCTTTGGCCTCGGACAAGCGAAAAGCTGCCGTGTTTCCGTTCAGCTCGGCGAGCTCTTTGTCCACTTCCGACCAAGCCTCAAGCATCCCGCAGTTTTCGTCAACCTGCGCGGTCTCGGACTTGGAAGGCTGAGTGCCTTGGTTCAACAGCCGCCAGAAGACATCCGGCAAGCCAGTGCGGATCGTGCAACGATGGCCCGTCGGGAGGTTGCCCTCCTGATAGGCGATATCGTCGAGGATGGGATTGCTCTGGGCGAGCAGCTCGACGATTGTGGGTACTTTGCCCATCGGATCGAGCCGTTTGGCCCAATCCGCGAGGGTGAGGACATTTCCTGACATGGTTATTTCTCCTTGTTGCTGGCATCACCGTAGAGGACCTCTGCTGGAGATCGTGGTGCCATCGGATTTCCCGATGGGAGCACCAGCTGGTCTTCAGTCATGGCCTTCCCGATGCGCGTGAATACCCGAATTAACTCAGGATGGTTGCCCAACCCTGATTCGTTCAATGCCTTCTTGAACTGCTCGGTGCCGAATCGCTGAACTACGCGCTTTGAGATCTCGGCGTTCGCTAGGAACCTATCGCCGCCAATCTCCGCATCTTTCTTCGATTCGTCTATCCACGCCGTCACTTGCTTAGACACTTTCACTTTCTCGCCCTCAACGAAGGTCTTAACCAAATCGCTCTCATGTTGGAGATCAGCCTGTGCCTCTTCTGGAGTGAGCTTCAGTTCCTTGGCGCGGGCAACTGCTCTCTCCACGGCATCGGCTGCGAGATGCGATCCCTCGGGCAACTTCAGCTCGAACTTGACTTCGGGCTTACCATCGCCTGTGGTGTCCTTCTTCGGGTCGGCTACGGCGGCTTGCGTCACCAAAGGCTCAGTAACGGTTGAAGCCGCTGCTGCCTTTGGATCAGTCGTCGCTGCCGCTGGTTCGGTGGTAGTCTTGCCAGCTTCAGGAGTTGCTATCGTCATTTGATTCCTCTCTCATTTTAGATTCTTGCATCATCTGCAAAATCGCTTCTGGCTTGGCTTCAGATATCTTGGCGAGAAGCATGAGCCCTATATCACGCCTGCCTTCATTGAAAAATGTGGTGCTGTTCCCGGTGAAGCTGGAGCGATAAACCCCGGCCACATCAAGGACCCACCAAAGGATCCTTCGGCCAGCAGGGAGATCGAGGACATCGCGGAAATCAGAGAATAGATTACGGTCATTGAATGATTCCTTTAGCCGAGCTCGCTCAACCTGCTTCGGGTCAGCTGCGTTCATTGTCATTCTGATCTCTTGGTGGACAATAGCATTATTATTTACCCCTTTCAATCTGTGGCCAAAATAAATGCCCACCAGCCACACCAAACAAAAAGGCTATAACTGGCCGCTTCTGAACCAGCCCGAGGACAACTTCACTGATGGTATCGCCACGGCCAGGAGTGAAGAAACAGGCGTAAACATCCCAGGCCACCAAAATAACGGTAGCCGCGCCTATCACCCATGCCGTCTTCCATCTTGTCTTGAAATCAATCTGGGTCATATAGCTCTGTGTAAATCGTAATTCACTCCGATCTTTACCGGGACAATCCCCGTGCTGTGATAAGTGAGCCTCACGGTTAATCCAGCCTGGATCTTAGCGGCGTAAGCAGTATTGACCGACATCATAGGCGTTGAAATGCCAACTGGCGCAGCCGGGACATATCTCTTTTTTATGAATGTTTTCACCACGCCAAGCACCGGATGTATTACGTCTACATTCACCCAATCGCCAATAACAGAGCCATCTAGCATGATCGTGCCGCCGTTTATATAAAGGTCCTCGGCCAGGACGTAATCAATATCCTTCGTCGAGCCAGGCGCACAGGTATTGAAGACAGCATCCCCCGCGAAGTCGAAATCACCAGAAGCAAAAGCGTACTGCCTGGACCCAATGGCGAAATTAGACTGAGGCTGGTAGACTGTCTCCCATTCTATTTGGTCAACTCCGGGAGGATCAGATTTCTTGAGCGTGTAATCATAAACAGCCGCGCCGTCCTCAAAAAATAAAAAGTATTCGTCAGCGTGTTCCTCGTGCTGCCAATTGGGATTCTTCAGCACCAAAAGCTCTCGGTAATTGGCCCACGTTGATTGAGTTATGTTCACGGTGTCACATATCCTCGCCATCTGGCGAACATATCAAGAGCACCGCCGCTTAAATTGGTTCTTCGCATCCTGATGGCTCTTGTACCATTGCCCACGAACTCATCGCCAAGAACTATGGCGATTGTTATTCCATTGCAGAATATCTTTTCTATTGTGGACATCCCGATCCCCGTGCCAGCCGGATCAAAAAATAATTCAACCTTGCCACCGGACACACTATTTGCGGCTCCCCCGGTCAATTGTTGGAGCGTCATTGTTGAACCGGACGGGATTACAAAAACAAAATCTGTGGCACCAGTCTGAGTCCCATCTATTGATGCGCTCGATAGCGATGTCCCAGGTGGCGCAGCCGGAGGAGGTGACACCACGCGCAAACGATCACCCTCCAAGCCAACTGCCCGATAGAACCCATCAGTTACGTCCTTCCCGGCGATAACCGCCTTCACGAGCTGCGCCACGCTCCCGTCGTCAAGCAGAGAATTAAGCGGCTCGAAGAGAGGGTTAATCGAGTAAATCTTGGCGATGGTTGACATCTGGAACATCGTCTGCGCGACTCCATTATTTACATATCTGATGCGAATGAATTTAGCCAACGGGATAATTCCTACGAAAAATGTTGTCCCGCTGCTGACATGAAAAGGCTTGATCGTATTGGCAGTAATCCCGTCGATTGAATGATCCACGAATAAGGTCCCGCTGGCATCTGCCTGAATGGACACCGTGGCCCCGGAGTATTGGGAGATGTCGAGATATTGTCCTATAAAAGAACCGCCGCCAATCAGCGGCACCGTGGAACTATTAATGAGGTGATGCCCGCTTGCTGGCAGGTTTACGAAATCACCATTCGGTGCCTTCCCGCCGATAAAGGCCCGGACATTTTCGACGGGCTCCGTTTCCGCGATGCTCTGGTTCAGGAATCTTGTTAAATGCTTGGCTCCTGTTTTGTGCAAAACAGAAGTAAGCCTAAGGGCCGTCAGCGGCGTGGGTCCATTATTGTATCTGACTCGATAATACGGCAGAACATTCCGCAGAGATAACGGAATGAAAGTTCCTGGACCTGAGAGTTGAAACGGTATCGAGACATCCCAATTAGTTCCATTGGGGCTGAACTCGAAAACAATTGTCGCTGTCGCAGTTGCTGGCAAACCGAATAGATTCAGCGTAATCTCCTGGTAATCAGTAACCAGCTCGGGTGTCCCCGTAAATACGCCGCCAGCTCCCAGAGCGACTGATGTGCTGTTTAACGTGCTCACCACGATACCCTTATTTATTGAAGTAAGAGTTGTGGATATGGCTATCGCGGTAGCTTCACTGGCGCGGCTCGCCAGGGTTGATTCTGTAGCAGCATTTGGCGGCAACGGAATACTTCCAATGTCGATAGTCCCTGCCTTTACTTCGACAGCCGTGGTGCCGTAGGCTTGAGATTCGAGCCACGGAACATCGGCATGAGCCACGGAAGCCAAGAGCAACAAGGCGATGGTCTTCATCTCGCCTCCGTCTTACGCATAAGCATCTTTACGGTGGCCGCTGGATTCCCTGCTGTAGCCCGAGGTCGGATGAAAAGGGTAAGCTCCGACACACTTGAAATCCCAGAGCCGCTGAAGTTCAATTTGTTCCCGTGCTGATCCGTCAAAGTTGAGTAATTCGATTCATCATTGGACCCCTCGATTGCCAGCTTCGAGCCCATCGCAAATGTGCCAACGACCTGGATGGTGCGCCGAGCCGAGCCGATCATTGATATCGCTTCCCCGACATCACCTGCCCCGAATGGCCCCCAAGTCACCATGTGTCCATGATCACCGCGAGTCATTATTTCCTCAAATGTAGGGCTGATTACGGACATTACACCCCCGGAGCGATATTCCCGGCATTGGACTGATCCATGAGTCGCTTGAGTGCGCTGTCCTTCTCCAGATCGGCACTAGCGAGCTTCTGAGCCGCGCTGGCCGCATCCAAAGCCGTTGCCGCCGTTGCCTGTGCCTGGGCCGCCTGGTCCCGCTGCAACCGCATTGCGGCCACATCCTCATCTGATCTGACAACCTCGGATGGGATGCTCAGAGTATCGGCATAGACATCAATGAGCTGATCGGTGTCTACCTTATCCAGAAGAGCCGGATTGCCAGTTTGAACAGCCATGTTGCCGATGAAGCCAGCGAATCTCTCAAGTCCAGAAACGCCAATGAGCTTCTGAGCCTGAGCCATGATAGACACATACTCAACCCGGAGAACCACGCCCTCCAGCTCCTGCGGCGGCTCCGGCAGCAATCCCTGCTTACGCATGAACTCAAAGGCGAGGTCGATAAGCGGATCCAGCAGATCCTGGTTGAGTTGTTCGAGGACCGGACCAAGTGCCAGCAGTTTTTCCTCATGCCGTTCCTCCACCTCACGAGCCGTGATCTGCCTGCGGTCACTGGATGCGAGCATCAAAAAGAGATCCTCAAAGAAGCCACGCCGAATCCTGATCCGCACCTGATCCTGCTTCTGTTCATGCTCCAGGATTCTGAGATTAACCTCATGGACTGGCCGGAAGCCTTTCTGCCCATCTCGCTCATCGCTATAAGTGATATCCCCGGCAAGGATGGATGTCCTGACGGTTCTGAGGGCATTTGGGCCAACCATCGGAGGGTTGACCATCTTCTCTATGGCCTGAGCTCCGCGCTTCTCGCCAAGCTGTAGCTGCCTGATGTCACCCAGAACTTCCATTCCAGGGCAGGAGGTCCCGTAAACGTCCTCGCCGCTGACCTCCCACCTGGGGGCCAGGACCGGGAATAAATCAAATCCCGACTCGCGCAGCATCTTATGCTGCTCATCGGCCATGTAATTCGATTGCTGTGCGCTCGAACCGCCGCGCTCATAGTAACCAGAGTAAAAGCGTTTGAATTTAGCCGAGAGCTTGCCTGGGTCGTAATCTGAGTTCGGCATGACAACATGAGCGATATCGATCCATGCCTCTTTCAGCCCCTGCTCCCAGAGACTCTTCACATGAGTCGAGATGTTTTCCCAATCGATCTTCTGGGTTGTTTCATCCATGCCGAACTTCTCAACTATCTGGCGAACAGTCATGCGGAATTCCCTGAAGAATACGCGCACCCTGAGCTTTGAATCATTTGCGACTGAATAGCTCCCGAGGGGCATGACATAACAGCGGAACACATCTTCGAGATCTTCCTCTACGAACATGGCAGATGTCCCGAAAACTCCAAGGTCGCCGTAGACAATGGGCAGGGCATTGTATAAATTTGATTTCAGAAACACGGTCCTCATCCGGCTTGTAACTGCGTCCAGCCATCTCTTGACTGCCGAGACTTCAGACAAATCAGGATCAGGTGTCGTGAGCCTGAACCACGGCCTTGCTGGTGAAGTGATGCCGCCCATCATCCCGGCACGAAGTGTCCTGGCCGCGATGGTCGCCGCAGAGTCGATTATTTTCTGGGACCTGCGATCACCCTTGTTGACATCGGCCAGGAAGAATCTCGTGCGTCTTGGGAGAATGAAATCAGAGAGATCGCGCCAGTGAGCAATGAAGGTGGAACGCTCGGCCTCCATTTGAACCCGTAGGCTCTCAAGCCTGCTCCGATGGGTCTCTTGATCTGTAGAAATTATCTCCACTTAAGTACCGAGGAGCGTCTTGCCAGCAGCCCCAGGCGCACCGATGATCCCAAGGCTCTGCGTAAGAATCGTGTCCTGCCTACCAGTTCCACCAGCGGCCAGCGCGAGCTGCCGCCGTCTGGCATCTCTGCGGGCCTTGTCAGCTGCCATAGAAGTCTCCTGGGATGCTTGTTGGGCAGCAAGGTCAGCCTGGAGCTTCTTCTGCTGCTCCTTCTGCTCATTGGCGGCCCCCTCTGCCTTCTTCGCTGCTTGATTGGCCGAGACACCTTGAGCTCCAGCGGCCAAGGCCGTGGAAATAAGAATCGCTGCGGGGACTCCCATTATTGTATCCTCCTGGCGTAGACTTGATCACACAATTCATATCCCTGCCGAATCAGAAGAGGGCTGAAATCCAAATGTCCGGTCACGGCGCGGTAGATCATTTGAACCCCGCCCTCGATTAATTGCTTATCGCAATATGCAATAAACGCAACCCCGGTCAAACCCTTTCGTTCATTCTCGTCGATAAACAGCAGCTCCTCATGCGCTCGGGTGAGGCTCTTAAAATGTGGGTGGAGCGTGACCATGAACACCGAATAGCCGATGAGCTTACCAGCTTCACGAGCCGTGTAAATCCTCAGAACACGGGCCTGGTCGGCGGCGATGTAATGGATGAAATCAGGCTCAACTTTGCGATCCTTGAAATGCGATATCTCGTAAAAATGCTTGGTGATCAGCGGAACCATCTCCGCGAATAATGCTGGTGAGAGTCGCTCAGTAGAGAAGAGTATCGACATCCATTGGATTATGGCTGTCCTGTGAGTGGTTTGTCAATGCTGTCACAATCTTTTTACTTTTTCTCTTCGAGTGGATCCCATTCCGATTGGTGCCTGTTGGAAATAACGCCAGCCATTTCTCTGAGCCTGTCGGTTGGTGCATCCGGGATTGCGAAGGTCAAGGCCAGGGCATCGGCCTTGTCTGGACTGAAGGTCAATCGTTTTTTTATTTGGTCCTTGTCCTCAAGTAAAAATTTGCCGTTATGGAAAGTGTAGGTCGGCGCGGTCAGCTCGCGCACCAGCTCCGGGTCATTTGGCAGCGAGCCGCCTGCCCTGATCCATTTGGCCATGTTGAACCACATCTCAGCCCGGATGTTGTAGTAACGAGGATCTATGGCCTTGCCGCTGAAGTTAATTGGCACCACTGGCAAACCAGCCAGCCCCATAGAGTCAATCGCGCTCGCCCCGTAGCCGCCAGTATCATCCACCATCGCCATCTCCCATTCCCATCGCTCCCGCGCCAGAGCTGCGCGAGCTGCGATCTCAGGCCCCGTGGCATTACGCATCTCAGCTGACCTAAAAGCGGCAAGTCCCTGCCGTGGGAATATAATCGTGCGATCATCTCCGAACCTAGCCACATCAATACCAATCCTTCGCTGTGAGTATTCGTAGGCTGTGGATAGAAGATGCCGCGCCATAGCCTCGCGCACCTCATCAGGCCCGATCAGAGAATTTATGGACCCAGGAGGGAATTTGCCAAAGACGTTGACCATCACCCACGGATTGTCAGAACCCCATCTGGCTATCTGCTCCCTGGCCCATTCAATTGATATGCGTGGGCTCCTGTTTGGATTGTCTGGATCGCCAGTGATCTCAACCACTTCCCAAAGATGACGCTCTGCCGTACAGGCGCGGTATAGTGGCCCTTCAAGGTGAGTCGGATTGCCAGCCTGGACAAGCCGAGTTTCTGGGCCAGTCGTGAGGCCGGCCTCTGCTGCCGCCATGACAGAATCCGGGATCCCGCCTGACTCATCCAAAACGAACATCACATAATCAGCATGGATACCAGCCAGGGTGTCGGCTTGCTGCTGCGAATTTGCGCTCCGGGACCAGGCGCGAGCTGAAGCAAACCAATTTTCTGGGTGGTCATTGGAGAAGATGCGCGTCTTTGTCCAGGTGAATGATGTCTTTAAGAATAAAGAAACATCCTGCCATCTGGCCATTTCAGGCCAGAGTGTATCGGCCAGGTTATCCCCGGAAATCGAGGTCGCAACAACTTTCGGGAAGGGCCTGGTGGCGAGGTAATTCCAGATCAACCATGCCAGCACGGTAGTCTTGCCGCAGCCCTTAGCAGCCTTCATGGCGATCCGCTGCTTATGCGGAAAAGCCCTCAAGACTTCAGCTTGCCACGGATCTGGGGTAACTCCGAACTGTTCAACTACAAAAGAAACCGGATCATCGCGCCATTGCTTGAGCTTTGCACGGATCTGTTCGATCACTCGGGCTGCTTGTTAGCTGGCGGGATCCCCAAGATAGCTTCGCCAAGGGTAATCTTGCCGTTCACATCAACCTCGTGCATCGCTGTTGCCTTCCCGTAAGCTCGGTCAATGAGGTATTGGGCTGCTTCGATTCGCAAAGAAAGTGGCGGGGATGTCTGGGACTTTCGTTCCTTACCATTGCGGTCAAGCCTGGTGACTTCAATGAGCTCGGTGCCATCGGCCACGCGCTTGAGGAATTCAAAGCCTTTGGAATCAGCCCATTGTTTGCAAACCGTTGCCCCGTTGCGCGAGCCCTTCCCACGACCAGGCCCACCAGGACTGCCCTTCTTAAAAGGTGTTCCTATCATAATCGAAGCCTTTAAAATGGCGTTACCAACCATCGACCCACCAATTTAATGGCTACTTGGTAACGCTGCTAACAGTCTACCAGATGAAGATTGTTTCCGCAAGGGGGTAGTGTCTGAATTTCATTTTAAGAGCTCAAGTATTGTCAAGACCTAATTTATTGACGAAAGTCTGGATTTCTGTTATAAAGAGATTGACCGGGGAACTAGTTGCCTAGTTTTTTGGTGTCATCCAGAAGTGGAAGAACTTCCCATTGCGGGGATAGAGTATCTTCCCGTTTTTCCGAATGTACCTACAGAATACCTCGACTTTACCATCGAGGTTTTTCTTTTTGTTCACGCCAATCACTCCTTCGGTCACAACACTTCGACCGTGGCCGCATACAGTCCGCATTGGGCCGTGCGGTGTGTGGCGCGGATCAAAAAGAGAACCCAGCCAGTCTCAAAATTTCAGATTGAACTACGCGGGTGGGAACTGCTATAATACCCATGTAGTTACCTAGGGCTGTGGTCTAGGGTCACCCTGGTGGAAGTTCCTCGCGAAGGAATGGCTTCTACCAGGGTGCTTGGTTTTAAAGGCTGCCTAGTCAGCCAGACTAGGAAAAAATCAATACTTAACAGCTCAAGTATTCAAATTCAGACACTACCGCAAGGGGCTCATGTCAATCCCGCTGCCATAGCCCATAGTTGATCGAATACGCCTTTGTTCCTGAGCGATCTGTGCATGGCCAAAACTTGATAGTACACGATAAGAAGATACATCTGCCCTTCTGGATGGAGTGGCGGGTATTTATATTTTTTATCCATAGAGTGGACAAAATCATATCGGCCTACCGCCTTGGCATCTTTCCAGCTTACGTTTTATTTTTACGCACTCAACAAGCGCGTGGGCGTTGCGATCAGACGCGACTCCAAAAGCCTTGAACGCGCCGTCGTATGCCTGCTCCAACTGAGCGTAAGCGCGTTGGCACTGAGTCACCGCGCAACCCTGGAGCACAACCAAGACAACTGCCGTGACCAAGTAGCGCAGCCCGGATTTCAGCATAGCCCTTGCGATGCACTTTCCGCACTCCCTCTTGCGCGTTCGATATGAGATCGTTCCGCAGTTCTCGCAGAAAAGCCTGAGCATGATCATAGGGCTAGGCCCATCGCTCCAAACCAGTAATTTACAATAAGATCCAAACATGCGGTCTTTTTGTCATACTCGTTATAGTAGGTCATAAAATAAAAACCCCGGCCCCGCCGCCAGCTTCTTCATCCAGGCGTTAATCATTGCGGGCCGCCAAAAATAACTACGCAACTGGGGAAAGGGGCCGCATTTTTCGAGTCGTCGTAGTGAATCCTCCCCTTGATGAAGCGGATCTCCGTGGCTTTCATGCAGTAGTCGTGCCACCAGCGGGTATCAGTCCTTGATGGAATTAAAAACACTACGGTTTTCCCTTTCTGGTTTTCTTCCCATCCTTTCTTGACCCATTTTTCAATGCCCTTGAAGGGGGGATTTACATAAGTGACCCTACCACAATCGCATGTTAATCCGTCGAATTTAGACCCCATGGGACAGGGATCGAAATTGAAATGAAACTCGGCGTCTAGGGCTTGGTAGAACGCTTTGGGCGTCCTCCAATCCTGTCTCAGTGATGTCATTGGTATTCGCCTCACTTTCCCTCCCCCTGTGCTTGAATGGCGGCATCAACTATTCCGATTCCGTCCAGTGGATCGCCGACGGCGTCGGTCCCAATTCCAGCTTCTGCTCCCGGCACGGGAATAGCGTCGCCATGGTGGATGCGGTTGATCTCAGGCGTCATAAAATCTTAAATGGGCTCTCTGATCTTTCGCACTTGTAGCCTAGAAACTTAAGCCACTCAGCCAGCTTCTTGCGATTGCCCGGCTTGGCCTCAAGATACTCGTAACAGGTGTGCAGGATGCCAAAGTCCAATTCTCCGACTTCGTAGCATCCCGTGGAATCGTCTATAACTTGCGAAATATTCATCAACACTCGATCTCTCATGGCTTCCCCTCCTTGCCATTCGGTAACGGAATTAATCCGGCATCAAAGAATTGGACAAATTGCTCTGCCCGATAGCGCCATAAAGTAGGAACATCGTTGATGTCATGGACGCCGAACGCCTCTGCCATCGGACAATTTTTCCAGGAATGACATGCCCACGTCTTTTCGTTGGCCGCTGCTTCTAATGGCTTGCCGCCTGCTGTTAATAGGGCGGGGACGACTTCATTTACATATTCGCCCCATGTTTCACCGGTTTGTAACTTAGTATCGGGCGACATGGCGATGTTCCCGGCAGATCGCAAGTCGGCAGATCGCAGGTCGGCAGATCGCAGGTCGGCAGATTGCAAGTCGGCAGATTGCAAGTTGGCAGATCGCAAGTCGGCAGATCGCAAGTCGGCAGATCGCAGGTCGGCAGATCGCAGGTCGGCAGATCGCAGGTCGGCAGATTGCAAGTCGGCAGATTGCAAGTTGGCAGATCGCAAGTCGGCAGATCGCAGGTCGGCAGATC